GGATACTGGCATGTGGGCGGTGCTGGACACGCTCTCGACGCCATCCGGCACTTTCTCCTTTACGCCCTGAAACAGGGCTGGAAACCGACAAAATTGCTGGAATAGGCAAAATCTGCTATACTTAGTAGTAGATAATATACGACAGAAAAGACGTGCATGACTGTTTTCGTAGACCTGGATTCAACAGGTGCTTACATCAATATCACCGCTGATTGGCGGTACAAAGAGCTGTGCAAGGTCATCCCTGGGACGGCCTGGCATGCGAAGTCGGACTGCTGGCGCCTGCCCGTTTCGTGGTCGGGCTGCCTGGCTTTGCGATCCACCTTCGGTCCCTCTCTGGAGATCGGCCCATCGCTGTCCGCTTGGGCATTCAATGAGCTGAAGACCCGCATCACGCCCGCCAACACCATGCGCGAGGCCTTGGAGCTGGACACAGGTGTGGACCTCGAACTCATGGGCCACCAGCGTGCTGGCGTGGAGTTCCTCGCCACGGCTCGTCAGGCGATCCTATCAGACGAGCCCGGACTCGGAAAGACCCTGACCTCGATCTCTACGCTCCGTGAATTGGATCGTAGAGGCGAGGAAGTCTTCCCGGCCCTTATCGTCTGCCCCAACACCATCAAGATGAACTGGAAGAAAGAGTTCAACAAGTGGTGGCCGGGGATCGACGTGGAGGTCATCCACGGCTCCATGGCACAACGCCGCAAGCAGTTCGACCGGTACCTCGCGCCCAAGGCCGGAGAATCCAAGCCACAAATTGTTGTGGTCAACTGGGAGAGCCTTCGCTCGCACTCGCGCCTCCAGTCCTACGGTGGCACCGCTCTGGTGCGTTGCAAGGATTGTGGCGGTCTCGATGAGTCCATCACTGTCACGCGGTGCGAGGTTCACGAGCGTGAGCTGAATCGCATTCCGTTCAAGGCCGTGATTGCGGACGAGGCACACCGGAGCATGAATCCGAAGTCCAAGCAGACTCGTGCGCTCTGGGCTGCCACTGGCGATGCCGAATTCCGGTACGCGCTCACTGGCACGCCTATCGCCAAGAACGTCATGGACCTCTGGTCGATCCTCCACTGGCTCAGCCCGAAAGAGTGGCCGACGCGCTCTCGGTGGGTGGATCGAATGCTCGACACCATGCAGAACGCCTTCGGTGGTCTCATCGTGATGGGCATCAAGAAAGGCATGGAGGACGAATTCCACGCAGCACTCAACCCACGGCTCCGTCGTATGTTGAAGACTGTCGTGGCTCCGAACCTGCCCGAGCTTGTCTACATTCAGAAGGATGTGGAGATGTCTGCCAAGCAGGCAAAGGCCTACAAGCAGATGATGGAACTCTGCATCGCAGAGGTCGAAGACGAGGAGATCATCACGGCAACGTCTGGTCTCGTGCAGTCCACACGTCTGCTTCAGCTTGCGTCCAGCTTCGGTGAGGTTCAGGTGGACTACACCACAGGTGAGCAGAAGCTCATCCTGACCGACCCGTCTGCCAAGCTCGACGCACTGATGGATGATATCAAAGAGGGCGACTTTGGCGAGTCCTCCGTGGCCATCACTGCGGTCTCCAAGCAGCTCATCAATCTCCTCTCGGCTCGCCTCAAGAAGGCGGGAATTGAGCACGGCTTGATTACCGGAGATCAGTCTGCTGTCCAGCGTCAATGGGCCATCGATGACTTCCAGTCCGGGAAGACAAAGTTCATCCTCTTCACGGCACAGGCTGGTGGTGTCGGTGTCACACTGACTGCCGCTCGCTACCTGGTGCGTCTACAGCGCCCGTGGTCCCTGGTGGACGACATCCAGGTTCGTGACCGCGTGCACCGCATTGGATCTGAGATCCACGACTCCGTCATCATCATGGACTACGTCACCTGGGGCACCATCGAAGAGCGTGTGCAGGATGTTCTTGACAACAAGGGCGTCAACTTCGAAGAGGTCGTTCGAGACAAGGCTCAGCTTCTCAAGACACTGAAAGGCATAGCGTGACCGAACCATACAAGATCTCAAATTCTGAAATCCAAACGTTTAAAGATTGCCCTCGAAAATGGTACCTACAGTACTATCGTAATCTCACGCCTAAGCGCGTAAAAATGACAGGACCGCTAGCACTAGGGTCCCGCATCCACAACGCGCTGGAGGCGTCGTACAAGCGCGGTGAGGACCTACTGGAGGCCCATGAGGCGCTGGTGGACAACGACAAGGCCCTGATGCTTGCTCAGTGGGGTGAGTCGGTAGACTTCACCGGCATCGAGAAAGAGGCCGAGCTAGGCCGTGTGATGCTTGAGGGCTTCATCGAGTGGGCTGCTGAGGAGGGTATCGACTCCGGCTACGACATTGTCTCTGCCGAGGAGACCCTGGCTATGCCACTCCTCGATGGACGCGTGGAGCTTCGAGGCAAGATCGACATTCGAGTTCGTCGCAAGGCGGATGGCATGTTGCTCTTCCGAGACTGGAAGACGTCAGCCAACTTCAACGACTTCCTCGACACCGCGCACATGAGCGAGCAGATCATGACATATATGACTCTGGAGGCATATCACAACCCTGATCCAGCCACCAGAGCCCGTGGAGGCGTGTTCGTTCTCATACGCAAGGTCAAGAGAGGCCCGACCTCCAAGCCGCCGTATTACATGGAGGCTGAGGTTCGCCACAACGACTTCACCATGCGCTCCTTCTGGAAGCGCCTGCACGGTGAGGTGACGCTGATCATGGCGACCAAGGACGCGCTCGATGCTGGCGCGGATCACAAACAGGTGGCATATCCGCACTTTACGGGAGACTGTAAATGGAAATGCCCCTTCGTAAATTTCTGTCCCATGTTCGATGACGGCAGTGCCGTGGAGGACGCTTTGGCGACAGAATTCCATGTTGGAGATCCCAACGAACGATACGCAAGTCCGTCAGTTCCGCCCGTTTGACACACCAAAGCGGGACTGCAAGAATTGTTTTATCGACTTCAATAACTAACAGGAGGCCTAGCCTATGAGCGTCAATCGCTCCCTAACAATGCTCGTGTACGGCGAATCTGGTGCGGGTAAATCAACCTTCGCTTCGACCGCGCCGTATCCGCGCCTCATGCTTGACGTCGAGGGTGGGCACCGATTCCTGCCCATCAATGTGAAGTACTGGGACCCCTCTCGTGAGGCACCTCCCGCCGCTGACGGCACCTGGGACACATGTGTTGTGGTTGTGCGTGAGTACACCACTGTTCTCCAGGCGTACGAGTACTTGAAGGTGGGTAACCACCAGTTCAAGTCTCTCATCATCGATTCCATTTCTGAGCTTCAGGTAAAGTGCCAGGACAACCTTGTCGGCACTGAGCAGATGAAGATGCAGGACTGGGGCGTGCTCCTTCGCCACATGGGCTCGCTGCTCAGGGACCTTCGTGACCTCACGATGCACCCCACGGCACCGTTGGAAGCTATCGTTTTGACAGCGATGGCCAAGAAGGACCAGGATGGTGTTTGGCGGCCTTACCTCCAGGGTCAGCTCGCCACAGTGGCACCATACTTCTACGATCTTCTCGGCGCACTCGTCGTGGAGGAAGTCAGATCTCTTGACCCCTCCGTGGCTCCGTACTCGGTTCGACGTCTCCTCTTGGAGCGTACACCAAAGTACGAGGCGAAGGAAAGAGTCCAAGGCCGTTTGGGCAAAGCAGTAGAGCAAGAAAATCTCGGAGTCGAACGCATGCTCGACCTCGTATACGGCACAACACCTTCCGTTTAATCGAACACCTACAAAACAGACACACAGGAGAATAATCAATGGGTACTCTCAACTGGGGCGAAATGCTCCGCGAATCGTCCGCAGCAGGCCAGAGCTTTGAGCCGCTTCCGGACGGCGTCTACGATCTGAAGATCGTGGAAGCATCGGCCACCAAGACCGGCAACGGCAAGTCGATGTTCAAGATCACCACGGAGGTCCAGTCTGGACCGTCCGCACGCCGCAAGGTGTGGGCCAACATCGTCGTCTCTCCGGAGAACCCGAACGCGCTTCGGTACTTCTTCGAGAACATGGCCGCTCTCGGAATTCCGAAGGACTGGTTCTCCCAGGAGCCCACGGACGACCAGGTCGCGTCCGTCATGAACGGTCGTACGTTCCGTGGCCAGATCGGTCGTGGCACGGGCAACTACTCGGACAAGAACGAGATCAAGAAGTACCTCCCGGCCCCTACGGCGGC